AGTGGGCCCGGTGGTGTAGTGGAGATCGCAGCAGATGCAGAGGCCGAGACGCGAGCCGGTCCTGTCTCGCATGGCCGGACAAACAACACGCCGCCTGTCGGTATGGTTTGCCGAACTGGATGAGCGGGAACCCGTTCCCGGGCATTCCCCTATAGGAGAGTCTTGAGTGGGCACGTCGTTTGTCACGATTCGCTGCTCTGGAAGTCGATCACTTCGCCGCCGCCGTTCCCGGAAAGACTCAACCGCTCAACGCGCCGAGCGAGCATATTTGCGGCACTGACTCGATTCCGAATGGCTCTGCAAATGACCGCCTCAACCCACTTATCGAAATTCACGTTGTCCATTTCAGCGAGGATCGACAGCGCTTCGTGCATGTCGTTGTCCAACTTGAACCGGACATCTTTTCTTGGAAGCGTCATCAGGTGTGGCCTGTGAACGAATGGGCGAACGCCGCAGTCAAGTCGCTGCTCGAGCGCGCCGTAGCGGCCTTGGCTCTACAGCTACGAGACGTGGCGGGCTTGTGAATCACGCCGTCGCCTTCTTGGGAAGCAGTCCCGGCTCGGCGCGGAGCTTCCGCCCCGTCAGCGACTCAAGTTGGAGCTGCCTGAGCGGCGGGGGATAGGTCCCCCATGTGTAAACACTGGGCGGCTCAATGCCAAGGGCCTCGGCCAACTTGGCTTTGGTGCCGAAAAAATTGATGCATTCGTCGGTAGTCACGGTCGGTATCTTAGTCATGCCTAACGTTATGCGCAATAGGCACTGCCTAAGTTTTTTAGGTGGGGTCACCGAGACTCGCGGGATGACGACGCTTGCAAAACGGGTCACGGAGCTACGCCAGAGGGCGGGACTCAAGCCGTCCGAGCTAGCCCGGCTAATCGGTATCAAACAGCCATCGCTTTGGGCTATCGAAAACGACCGCACGAAAACCCTAAGCGGAACGACGTTGACGCGGATGTGTGAGGAATTGCGCACGACGGCGGATTTCCTCCTGCACGGTCGCGCGGCGGGGGCAGGCTTAGACTTGGCAGTTATGGAAGCCGAACTGACCTACACCATCCGTTCACTCGACCCGACCAGCCGGCTCGCCCTGGTGGAGTACGCCCGCTATCTGATGGCGAAACGCCCGGATGCGCCACCTAAGCAGGTGGTGACCGTCACGGCCAACGTCAAAGCGCTGCGAAAGATCCTGCCGTAGCCGTCGGCAAAATATTTATGCAGAAACTTAGGCAAGCCTATTGACAGGGTTGTTAGGTGGGCCTAAAGTCCTCTTCATGCGCTGAATGTCTCGGTGCAAGTGGAGAGCAGAGTGAACTTCGCCCCCTTCCAGATCGGCCGCACGGTCCTGCTGCCCCTCGTCCCCCTCGATGTGGACCTCTCCAAGCGCACAGAGCGCAGAGCCGGGGAGCGTCGTGCGGTCGAAGACGTGCTGAACCGGGCGCACAGCGAATGGCAGGACAAGCGCTTTGATCGCCGCATCGCGGATCGGAGGCAGTCATGACTTTCTTTGCGATTGAGAAAGGCGTGGTTTTGCCTGTAGCCAGCAAGGCACGAACCTCGTTTCGGATCGCGCTTGAATCAATGGAAGTTGGCGATTCCATGTGTGTTCCGAAGTGTTCGGACGGCACCATCTACCAAATGAAGCCGAAGAAGTTCGCGTTTCGCATCCAGCCGGACCGTAGCTACCGGATTTGGAGAATCGCATGAGCGCAATCATTGACAGCCGCGACCCCCGCGCCGCATCTATTGGCCCTTCTGCCGAATCCCAGATCTGGGCCGGCCTTCAGTCCGACATCGTGAGCGCAGCGGCAAGGAATCGCCCCGACGCCCGCATCGAAACGGCATCGGGCTCGATTGACCTCGTATCGGTCTTCGCCGAAGTCATTTCGTACAAGGAATGCGGCAACGCGTTCATTGCTGCACTGAGCGATGTTCTCGCCGGCAAGGATGCGTCATCCCTCGCGGATTGGGTGCAACTGGCTGCGAAGACGTATGCCGATCACACGGCTGACCTCATCTACGTGAACCAGCTATGAAAGTCGTCACCGAGTACGTCAATCCCCCGATTCCTGTCCGCTCGCACGACTGGGTTGCCTATTTCCCCGACATGGAGGAAGACGGCCCTCGGGGTCACGGAAGCACAGAAGTGGAAGCACTCAAAGCGCTGGCCGAGCAAATCGGGGATGCGTTGGCGGAGATGTACGAAAGACTGCGCGTCATCAGGGAGTGGCTATGAACGAGCGCAGCAGCTACACAGTCCACGGCCACTTGATCGACTCAGTGCTGCCGCCGAACAAATACGCATTCCGCGAATCGACGCTGGAGCGCCAACGCAAAAAGGTCAGGCGAGGCTTTCCCCTTGCCCTCCTGCTCGCGCTGCTGATTAGCAATGTGCTGATGTGGGGGTGGAAGTGAGCGCGCATACGCCGGGGCCGTGGGTCGTTGACCGCGACCGCATTGCGACTGTCGAACCAAGGCCGATGACGATGTTGCTAGCCAACCTATGGGCGGTGGCTTTCGTCAGCCGGCAGCGCGATGAATGGATGGCAAACGCCCGACTGATCGCTGCCGCTCCGGATTTGCTGGATGCGTTAGACGAGGCAGCTGGATGGGTCGGCGAGTACGTGGCTCAGATGCGCTCTTACACGATCTCAGAGAAGGCGTCCGACTGCTTGGCCCGCATCAATGCCGCCCTCGCCAAAGCAACGGGAGAAGCCGCATGAAAGCCTGCTGCGCTGACGCCTGTATGCAAGGGCGAGGCAAATGTGCAACCCCGGACGCCTGCCGCTTACCGGAGAGCGGGGTGACTGCGCAAGTCTTCTGGCCGGTGGCGATCCTCGTCTGCCTCCTGTTCTGGGTGGGCGTCTGGAAAGCATTCCATGACTGAACAACGAAAGACATCGATGAGCGAAAAGACCCACTACCGCAAGGCGTTCGACTCGCCCTACCTGTCCAGCGCCGACATCGTGGAGCCGACCGTCCTGACCGTTGACTTTGTGCGACTCGAGATCGACCGCACCAAGAAGACCAAGGACTACTTCAACACGGCGCACTTCGTGGAGAAGGAAATCCGCCGCGGCGAGGCGCTGAAGCCGATGATCCTGAACGCCACGAACTCCAAGACGATGAAGGGGCTGACGAACTCGGCCTTCATCGATGACTGGCTGAACGTGCGGATCACGGTCTACGTGGACCACAACGTCCGGTTCGGCAAGGAGTCGGTCGAGGGCCTGCGCATCAGCCCACACGCTCCCGAGACTGTCCTGAAGGCGTTGGTGCCCAAGATGGTCAAGGCCTGGACGAACGCCAAGGAAGCGTACCGCCGCGATGGCAACCTCGTGGCTGTGCTGGAGCGCGTCTCCATGACGGAAGAACACCAGACGCAGTTGATGGATGAGGTCGAGGCCGAATCCAAGGCCGCGCCAGTCGAGGCCGGCGATGCTTAAGTTCCACGACGTGCAGCAGAACTCGGACGAGTGGATCGCCCTGCGGTTGGGCAAGGTCACCGCGTCGAACTACGGCTGCTTCATGGCGAACGATGGCAAGGCTTTCGGCGAGCCGGCACAACGCTATGCGCTGCAGATCGCGCTTGAGCTGCTGACCGAGAAGAAGTCGGAGTTCAGCTTCACCAACGAGCACATGGAGCGCGGCCACGAACAGGAGCCGGTCGCTCGGATGCTGTACGAAGCCGAGCGCTTCTGCAAGATCGGCAACGGCGGGTTCTTCGACCATGGCGACTACGGCACATCGCCCGATGGCCTGGTTAGCTCGGACGGCGTTGTCGAGGTCAAGTCTGTCATCGCATCGACGCACTACGCCACTTTGCGGCGCGGCAACTTCGATCCGTCCTACCGCTGGCAGCTTGTCGGGCATCTGGACGGCACGGAGCGCGCGTGGGTTGATTTCATCAGCTACTGCTCGGACTTCCCTGAGGCGCAGCAGCTTGCCATCTACCGACTGCACCGGCAGGAATGCGAGGCCGATATTGAGCGGCTGCGCATCCGCCGCGCGGAGTTCCTGAAGCTAGTCAAGACGACCATGGTGACGATCAATCCCGATCTCGCTTGGCCCGCCCTTACCTTGAAAGAAGAAGCGACCGTATGAGTGACCTGAACCTCTGCCAATTCATCGGCCACCTTGGGCGCGATCCCGAAGTGCGCTATCTGCCCAACGGCGACGCGGTGTGCAACATCTCTATCGGCGTGGGATGGAAGACGAAGGACAAGGAAGGCACGGAATGGGTCCGCGCGTCCGCGTTCGGCAAGCTCGCCGAGATCTGCGGCAAGTACCTCATCAAAGGCTCGCAGGTCTACATCGCCGGCAACATGTCTACGCGGAAGTGGGCCGACAAGGATGGCGTCGAGAAGTACACGACCGAGATCCGCGTTAACGAGATGCAGATGCTTGGTGGTCGGCCGACAGAGGACAAGCGGCCGGCAACCGCACCCGCACCCGCGGCGCGCGCTCCTGCCCCGGCGACAAGCGGCTTTGA